GTTGTAGAACCACAGGCGGTGTTAAGTATGTAGTTACCGGGGGTCGTATGTCGGGAGACATTAATACGGCTCTCGGCAACTGTTTGCTCATGGTGCTTATGGTTCGTGCTAGCATGCGCAGGCTTGGTGTATATTACTCCGCTTTTGATGATGGTGATGATTGTTTGCTTGTTGTGGAAGGGGCCGACTTCCACTTGGTTAGTAACTGGCTCCCAAAAATATTTTTGGAGTATGGACAAGAGCTGAAAATTGAGAATGTTGCTGTCACTCTCAATGACGTTGTGTTTTGTCAGTCAAAGGTCATCTTTGATGGCTCCTCTTATCGGTTCGTTCGTGACTGGCGCAAGGTTTGCTCGCAAGCGTGCTGTGGCACCAAGCATTGGAATGATCCTAAGTTGGTCAGACCAATGATGGGTCTCGTGGGCGCTTGCGAACTGGCCCTGTGTACAGGAGTGCCTATTTTGCAAAGTTTCGCCCTCGCCCTGCAACGTATGTCTCGGGGCCAGGTCGCAACTTTTGTGAATGTCGATTCTGGTATTCTTGCTCGGTTGCGTGCTGAATTTGGTGAGGGCTACCTCGATGCCATCAAGAATACTCGCGCTGTAACTATTACTGGTGAGGCGCGAGACAGTTTCGAGAGGTCCTTCGGTGTTCCAGTTTGGAAACAAACTGCCATCGAAAAACTTCTCGATGATTGGGACCTTGACTCTAGTGATTCGTTCACTGTTCCGACGGAGTGGGATCACCGTTGGGAAGACATGACGTCACTCCGTGTCCTAATTCCTTATGTTTATTAGTTGGCAGCGGTTGGGGAACCGTGGTTTAGCTGAGGTTGCTCTCTTCGGATTCGTGAAATGACACGGGCTAGACCTGCCAACTATGCGACAACCAAAAATAATGTTATTAGTTACTGGAGCCAGTTCCAAACAGGCTTTTGGGTGACTTACTGTGTCCTCACCTGGAGAAATATCATGAAATTTGATAGGGCCTTCCAGGGGGGTAAGCTTAACTATTTCAGCC